GAGCTGCTAAGACAGATTCGTTTAATTCTAAAAAATTACTATATTGACTAATATCTTTTTCTTTTATCCTATTAGCTTTTGAATGTCTTTCAAATTCATTTAGAGTTTCAATTTCTCCAGACCCAAACAAAAATACACCTAAATAACCTTTAAGTTCGTCCAAATTTGTACTGTAATATTCGTTATCTCTTTTAAAGTTTTTAATTAAAAACTCGGTATACTTATAAGTACCACTCGGATCCAATGATGTAATAATGTCAATTAACGATACATTCAAATCTGGATGTTGTTCTTTTAATCTGTCTAATCTATTCATAATTTTATATTAAAACGATTTTTCATTTGTTGAATTTTATCTTCAGGAACATTGTGTTCGTTGGTGTTTCCGTGGCGATTTTCAACTATAATAGTGAAAGTTTTGTAACCATATTCTTTTGCAAGTTCAAGGTATGGTTGGAATTCCCATTCTTGTGTAAAGGTGTTTGAGACCACTATTTTATCTCTACCAACAGCCATACTCGTTTTAACCTTATCTAAACACCAAGCGTGAGCATTTTTAATTTTACTACCATCAAAATTGTAATTACCATCAGCGTCAACAAAGTATTGATCCGCCTCAATGTGTATTCCACCCAATGTTTTAGCAAATGTTGATTTTCCAGCATTCGGACATCCTCTTACGATGTATATTGTTTTTTCCATATAGCAAATATAGATATTTTTTTTTAATTACACAACTATTTATTATTATGAAAATCATAATAACTGAAAACCAACATAAAATGTTGTTTGAAAGTGTTGTTAATGACACAGAATTTAGAAATTTAATTAAAGGTTATGAATCAACCGTTGTTAATAGTAAGAACCAACATTACGTTTTTGATGATAAGGATCCGAAATTACCACCAAATAATAAAAAAACATTTATTAGTAAAAAATCACCTTATGGTGGTGTGTTAACAATTGGTTGGGGTCATACCGGACCATCAGTAAAACCAGGTATGATTATCTCAAATAGAGAAGCCGAGCAATTATTAACTGATGATATTAAAAAACACGAAGAGATTGCTAAAAAAGTTTTTCCAAAATTTGATAAATACCCAGTGTATGTTCAAAGAGCATTGGTTAATGCAACATATCGTGGTGAAGTTAAAAGTGTTTATAAATGGGTTAAAAGTTTAAATGATGGTAATTGGTCTTTGGGTGCTAAGCAATATCTTGAGGGTTGGAACATTGACTTTTCAAATGTTGATGATCCAAGAAAAAAAGGAACTGTCGCTGAACGAATGAAAAATAACCAAAGGGCTTTCTTAAAATATGCTGAAGAATTATCTAAACCAGTTGAACCGAAAATTAAACAACAAAAACCTAAATCACAAATTGGTGGTGGTGGTCTTTCTCCGAGTGTCTTTAAACTATATGTTGTAAAACCAGGTGAAACATTATCTGGAATTGCTTCCAAATATGACAAATCAGTAACCGTTGATTCCATAATTAAACTAAACGATTTAAAATCAACAGAACTTAAACCTGGTCAAATTTTAAAATTAAAATAATGGGTTGTTAAATTTAATTAACAACCCATTGACTCCACCATTTCATTTTTTGAACATAGGAAAATGAAAAAACCAAGTTTACGCGGTAACCAAAGCCTCAATCTTACTTCTAACTTGGTCTGTTAAAGATATCTCATTTGTGTTAGTAACAATTATACAATCAACTAAAATTTTACCTGGTATGTTGATATAAAACGTATCACCATTATAAAATGATAAATTTTGTTTTAGTTCAACACTGGTGTGGATCATTTTTAAGAATAATTTAAATTGTATTTGATCAACAAATGTCTCATTTAGTAAATTACCAAATGTTTCGTGTAGTATTCTAATGTTAAATGCTGTTTTCATAGTACAAATATATAAAAAATTTAATATAAAAACAAAAATCCCAAAAAAATATTTAAAATTTCTGGGATTTTATGTTTTTCCAACAAAAAGTGTAGGGGTGTGTGTTTTTTTTGTATTTCATAAATATCTACAAAATCATAAAAAAACAAATTATTTTAATATTTTACGATATTTATCATTATGGAACTATTAATAAATAACAATTCCTTTACTGTAAAAACAATGATTACACCCAAAGATATTCAAAATGGAATGATGGGTAAAAAATTTGACAATCAGTTTAATGGTATGTTGTTTGTTTTAAACGAAGGTGATCATTCCTTTTGGATGAAAGATTGTATAATTAATCTTGACATCATATTTATCAAAGATAATCTCATAACAAAAATACATAAAAACTGTAAACCTTGTAAAGATAATAATTGTCTACGTTACAAAGGTTTTGGTGATATGGCTCTTGAAATAACTGGGGGTTCTTGTGATCTATATGACATACAAGAAAACGACCTTGTTGTTATTAACGATTAGTTTCTAACTTTTCAATATGATGTTGTAGATACCAAGCCGCTTTTTTCAAGTCTTGTAATTCCTTATCCTTGTGTTTTTTACCCGCTCTTGAGATATATTTAACAGTATTACCTAAAGAAAACCCTAAGTCCCAAGCGTCAATAACTTTTATCACTTCATAAACATTGTCTGAACCACCATAATGTTCCGGGTGATTAACCATTTCTTTTTCCAACATATTAACCGTTTTTTTGTTGATATAACCCCAAACTAATTAAAAGTGTTCTCGTTTTACGACCAAGATCTGCGTCGTTGGGGAATTCGTTTGCCAAATCCTGAATTGTTTTGTAAGTTTTTACTAAATCAATTTCTTGTTGATTATTTTTCTGCGATACAGGATTTTTGTAACCAAACTCTTTCTCTTGTCTTAATTCATTAAGTGTTCTTGTTTTCATATTATTTATTTTAATTGTTCCTTTGTTTTTTTGTAATCCTCAATTCCTTTTTTCTGTACGATGTAACTAATCAATTTTCGTTTAAATAGTGGTAATAACGTTTCTTCTAACGGGAACTCACCATTAACTGTCATTTCAACAATCGGTAGTATTTTTTGTTTCTCACTATCAACATTACTAAACATATCAATTATTTTTGTAATAGTCAAATCTTTTTTTTCATCTGAATAAATTAAATTTATAATTAATTTATTTTCTGGGGATCCTTTTGCTGCTAGTTTTTTCTCATATTCCCAAACATATAAAACATTAGTGTTATTATTTTCATAATAAAAATAACCATTTTTTAATGTTATATTATCAATATTTTTTTTAACTTTAACAATAACATTGTCAAATACTGTTTCCCAAACAGATTTTGCAATATCAAAATATTCGTGTAGTTTTGGTGTACTATATGATAAAATCTTAATAAATTCTGCATGTTCATCACTTGTCATTGGTGGTAGATCTTTAATTTTTAAATCCATAACCAATAATTCATCATCAACAGTTTTAAATTTTTTATCCGTATATAAAATTTTCTTATCTTTAATTAATGTTTGCGCATTTGCAAGGTGTAATGATAATTCAATAAACCCTGGGTATAATTCTAATTTATCTAATTTTTCGCCCATTTTTTGGAAATAGGATAATAACACATATTCCTTATGTTCTTGGTCAATTGGTTTATCAAACATCCAATCCGTTTTCATTAAAAACTCAACCTTTTTTTTCCTACCCATCACACTAATAATATTAATAATTTATAGATTAATCAATCCTCATAACAACATAATATTTGTCGTTAATACTTACTTCGTCGTAATTGTCATCATAACCATTTAATGAGCAGTAATCTGCGTCACGAACTAGGTCATCCAACATAGCATCTTTGTCTATAAAACTAACAATTGTCTCATTATCATAACCCCTATCCTTTAACCAGCCATATGGATCGTATCTAATATCTTCTAACATAGATTCAACCTTTTCATCAATTTCATCCTGATTAAAATCACCGTCAGGGTTTTCATTTATTTCGTCAATTTCGTACTCAATATCACTGATTTCACTCTCAATCTCATCCAAACGTGTTTGATTATCGGTTTCTTGTTCTTCAAATTCCTCATCAGAATATGTTATCATTTCAATTTTTTTACCATTTTGATATAATTCCCATTCATCTGAAAACTCAACAACAAAAATATTATCTAAATAATCTTTAAATTTAAAATATTTTGCACTATCAATTTTATCCTCAATTAATGGTGTTCTACCTCCTTTTTCAATTAAAAATCGTTCAACTTCTAGTCCTAATTTTTGTTTTTCGTAGTCTTGGACTTCTTGTTCTTGGTTATAACTTAAATCTCTACTAATATCATAATCTTCGGGATTTTCTTCTATATACTCTCGTTCACTATCCTCAAAATCCTCTATAACCATATCGGCATCAACATAGTCTGTTATACGATCTGGTCCAAGATATTCTAATGGGTTGTCAATCCATTCTTCAAAATAGTCTCTTAATGAACTATCGGCCTCTTCAGTTGTTCCGACCGCAAATCTCATATTTTCTGTTAAACACTCATATTCGTGTAAATCATAATGACGACCGGATGGGTAAAAATCATAAACATCTGATTTATCATCTTTCAATTCATTAAGTTCATCTTCTAACTCACTAATACGATCTGTAATATCATCATATAACACATTCCAATTTTCAAGTTCTGTGTCTAAATTTTCCTGTTCTTCTTCTAATTCTTGTATTGTGTTTCTAATTTCATTAATTCGTTCACGATCGTAATCTGTTAATGCGGTAATATCAGAACGATTATTCGCAAATTCAAATGCGGCATGTGCCATTTCACCAACTTCATCTGTATCATTCAAGTTCCATCCATCATCTTCTCTAAGACTTTCTTGTTCACTAATTTTTGCGTTTAATATTCTTTGTTGTTTAATATTGTATAGTGGTGTACTCCGATCATTAACATAACCAGTAACTTCAACATCATCTAATGATGATATTTTTGATCCCGAAATGTCTAATTTTCCTAAAATTTTAAGTTTACCTAAACTTTTAATTCTTGGATCATTTAATTTTAGATCACCAGAAACAACTAATGTTTTATTTTTAAAAGGTGGTAATGATGGTATTGCTTCTGTTTTATAAAACACTTTTCTCATTAAGTCATAATATTGTTCTGGTGTTATTACAACCTCCTCCATTTCTTGTTCTCTAATAATATCCTTAATTAAGGTTATTAATTTTGATTCTGTTATTTTAAATGTCTTTTTCATATAATAATAAATATATAATTCTTTACAAATTAATCTATATTCCAATATTTATTAATAAATAAACACTATAAAATCAATTAATTATGGGATGTGGATGTAAAAACAAAGGAAACCAACAACAAGCGGAACAAACCGTAAAACAAACTCAAGAACAAAAAAGTGCAAGTGTACAAGAGTCAGTTAAAAAAATTGTTGAGAAATATTACAATAAAAAATAATTCCTTTGGGTAACTAAAATTTAAGGTGGTAAGTATATTTTATCACCTTTTTTATATTTATATAATATGGCACTAAATAATTTTATTGAAGAATACAATGAAGATGGTTTCGTTGGGACTGTTAAATCCGTTTTTGTTAGGTTGACAGCATTTTTAACAATGGTCGCTAGGGCGAACCGACAATCTGAGATTAACCTTGAAATGTTAGAAGGTGATGATTTTGGTGCAAATCCTGGTTTATTTGATTTTTTATCAAAAAACGGGTTTTTGGTTGATGTTGACTATGAAGGTTTTGATGATGAAATTAAAAACTACTATTTAGAATGGTGGTTAGAAAACGATGAAGATAGTGCCCTTCAATATATTTGTAACAACCTTTTAACTGATGTTGAAAATAGAAGTGGTCAATATTGGTTATATTTGAGAGATAAAGATGAGTTAAGTGTTTTTTTTAAATCCTATAGTCGTGAGACATCACCTAAAGACTTAGCAAAAGCAATTTTTACTGAGGATGATTTTTTTGAACGCTTTTGGGACACAACTGATGATGTTTATCGCGATGTAATTGATGATTTAAATGATGAAAATAAAAACAGATTATCACATTATATCGTTAAACAAATCGGAAATCAAGAATTATCACTTGATGATTATGATTCTGTGTTGTTTAATGAGTTTTCAGAAGAACAAGGAACTGAAGGGTTTTTTACAATAACTAGTGAAAACGTGATGGAACTTATTTCCAATGAAGAAGCAATGAATGAGTTGTTAGATGGAGATCTGGACGATCTTAAATCTGAATTAAATTCACTACATAATAGTGCTTATAGTATTGCTTATGAAAGTGAATGTTATGATTTGGTAAACGACGGTCTTTATGAATTTTTTGAGTCAAAAATTGTTGAAGAATCTTTTGAAACTGGTGGTAATACAAAATATCGTAACTATATTAGAATACGTGACTTTGGAAGTAACGTATCTGTATTTGTCAATGAAAATAAAGGTTATACTTATAGTGATTCACTATTAGAATATTTTGGGTCATATGTTGGTATGATGGGTAAACTACTTGATGAGGGTGCTTACGATCAGATTAGTTTTCGTATACCAGAATATGCAGATTGGGATGATATCCGAAAAAACATAAATGATTACTTTGGTGATTACATATGATGAATTTTGATTTAATTATTAATTACATTAATAATGGTGGTTCTAATGATGTTGAGAATATTATAATTACGTCGTTTAGGAAATTTAGTAACGTTGCTAAATTCCTAATTACACACAATAAAATAGAAAAAATTAATTTAGAAAGATTATACACACTATTATATTACAATGACGAAGAATCTGAATTTAATATGATTTGTCATTCTATATTAAAGAAATACGGTCCTGGTTATTTTGTAAACTATTTAGACGATGTTAGTGTTGTTGATAATGAATTTTATATTTCATTACCAGATTTAAGTTATTTATCCAATATTTTTAATTACGAAGATATAAGTATAGTCGTTAATGGTGTTTTTGGTCAAGATTGGTATAAATATTTATATGTTGATGAAAGTAGTATCAACTATTATTCTGATATTATTGAAATATTAAATGATAATAATTTAATAACAATTAAAGAAATCATTTTAGGAGCCTGTGGTGGTAATAATTTTGATGAAGAATCTTTCAACTATAATTTACCATCTGATTATTTTGATGAAAACGATGAATTTAATGTTTCAGATAATATTGAGGTTATTATGACAGATTCTGAGTTATTTAAATTTGTTATTGAATTGGATTGTTTACGGGAACTTAAATCAAGTTTGAGTGACTTATATTCAATGGCAAATAATGAAGCCTGGAATGAACAAATGTTTGAAAGAATCTGGTCAGAGTTATCTGAGTTTTTTAGTAAGGATGTTGTTTGGGAAGATGATTTCGTTAAAATTAAAATAAAAGACTTTAATATTGTTTTAGATCATTACTTTAGAGGTATTGATAATAATAAAATAAATATAATAGAAGATAATAGTTATATCAAAATATTAAATTCTTTATTTTTATTAGGAATTTATGAAGAACCTAAAATTAGGTTACTACCATACCCAAGTGATGATTTAGTTAGTGATTACATTAACGATTCATTATCAGATTATATTTATTAACTATTTAACTATTCAAATAAAATTCATATCTATTAATAAAAATAGTATATGAAAAAAATTAATAAAAATTCAAAAAGAGGTATCGTAAATCTATTTGCCGATTTCATATTAACCAAAATAGATAAAAACGAGAACACGATTATTCAAATTACAGACTGTGAATCGTTTATGGTTGTTCACGGTCAAACAACATCAAAAACAATCTTAGATCTTGAGGATGTCAAATCAGAATTTTATGAGTTGTTTAAAGATGAATTAAGTAGTATTGGTGTTGAGAAAATAAACACCATTGACGTTATTAGATATGATCAAGAAATCAATAACATTGAAAAGGGTTGGGTTTTTGTAAATAAAGCCGTTTTTACTGATGGTCTTGATCCAGTTCACGAATTGTCAATAACATCTGAATTTCCATATGGTTATAGTCTAAATTGTGGTAGATTGATGGTATATTATTCTCAATATATCTTTAACCATTTATACAGTTTGTTGAATACAGATGATGTACAATTTTACTTCACTAAAGAAACTGACGATTCTGAAGATTTCAAAATAAAAATAATTTGTGACACAAAACAAAATTTAAAAGATA